CAAAGTAGCGAACGGGACCCTCACCGACGAAGGAAACGGGGTAGTTAGCTTAACAGAAAGGCCGGGGGTGTTCGCCACGTATGTGCTGTTATTAGTTACCAATACACGGCCGTCGTCCTGAATTTTGAAGCGTTCCGTCCCGCTGCTATTTTCGAGGTTGAAAGCCGAACCCGTGGTAGTTCCTGCTCCGCGAACCTCCAGCGTAGCCCCCGGAGAAGTATCCCCACCTACCGAAAGGCGGTTATTCGTAGCGTCGTAAAAGAGAGCCGCCTCCGCCCCAAACGAGCCGGATGCGTTGTACTGAATCTGTCCGTTACTACCCGCCGGACTGGTTGAACCTCCGCCCGTCGCTGCTATGGTAATGCTGTCCGTACTTGCGTCGGTGGTAATCGTTACGTTCGTTCCTGCTACGAGGGTCAGGGTGTCCGTGCTGCTGTCTGCGACCACGTTACTCTGTCCCGAAACTGCGATAGTCCCGAAGGTGTTAGGTGCCGATGGCAAAGAAGCAAACGAAAGGGTGCCGGAGCCGTTCGTCTGGAGGACCTGCGCGTTGGTCCCGTCGGCGGAAGGGAGGGTGAAGGTGGTGCTGGCGGTCAGCTGTGCGGGTGCCTGTAAAGTGATGTAAGCCCCTCCGTTATTTGGAGCCTCAAACAAACTAATAGCAGAGGCCACGGCCCCGTCGGTCGAGCGTATTGTTGTGCTCGGCAAAACCGCCGAGCCTCCGTTGATTTCAACAATGTTCGCACTTGAGGATGTAATAATTAACTCTTCTCCGTTTAGTTCAATGGTCCGGGTCCCGCTTAATGTGACGTTGTCGTCATCGAGCCGTGCGCTGTCAAAGGTTATCGTGTCCGTTCCACTCGCGGTGGTAATAGTCATTCCCCCGGCTGCGACCAGCGTGAGGGTGTCGCCCGCGCTGTCCGCTACCACGTTCGACTGTCCGGATACGGCGATATTACTAAACGAGTTAATCGTGCTGTTTATCGTGATGCTATCCGCCCCCGCGTTAGTGGTAATATTTACCCCCGTTCCTGAAACAAGGGTAACGGTTGCCCGCGTATCATTCGCTACAACGTTCGATTGTCCCGATACCGCAAACGTGCTAAACGCTGGCTCTTCGTTTCCGGGTGTCCACGTCCGTACGTATAGGCGTCCGGTATTTTGTTGTGACCGTGTAACCGTTGCTACCGGGATAGCCGGAACGCCCGCCGTACTCGAGAGTTCCCCCGCCGTCCCGGAAGCGTATAGAATCGTTCCTACAGCGTAGGCGTTCGTATTGATTCCCCGAAGTTCCCCGTACGTACGTGCGTGGCCTGTGCCTCCGATAGCTAACTGCTCCTCCGCAAGTCCTACCAGATACATCGGGCTATCTACATCCAAGTCGAACAGGCCTACCGAAACTTTGTCTCCGTGGCTGCCTATGGCCTTGAGTAGCTTTCCCTTTGCGATTACAGACCCTGAACCGTTGTATACGGCCATATCGAGGGCGCGGGGTGCTCCGTTAATCCACTCCGCAGAAACTTCGTCGTAAATCAGCGCGTCGTGGTCGAGAGGGTCCGTAATTGTTACGTCGGTAAGGTCGTCGAGGGAACCCCCGCCGCCTCCAGTCGTTAAGCTAACTACCCCGTTCCCTTCGTCGGTGAGGGTTCCGTTAGCTACTTTGATAGTATTTACCGAAAGGACATCCACGGTCCCGTCCTGCGTAAGCATCCGAAGAAGGCCCCTCCGTGCGTAGACGAACCCGCCCCCTTCAGGTTGTACCCCGTCGATAGGAGCGTCGCACGCGCTACGGTCGTACGGGAGTTGGATACCCAGTTCCAGAAGGACCCCCGCGAGGACGTTAGACCCCGCTTCTTGCAGAGGGGTAACCGTGGCGTTTACCACCTCGTAATCCTCCGAGAAAATGAAGATATTACCCCCGTTCGCGATGTCTGCGAGGATGTCCTCCGCGCATTGTTCCGCGTCGCTTACTATTTCTTTTTGTCGCTCTGTCTTTGATTCGTAGTGGCTGGGGAGGTCGAAGATATATACCTCGAAGTCCAGCGTTTTCGTGGTGTCCTCGTACGTAGCCCCCGTATAGACTACGTGCATAAGCGGGTACGAATCGAACTTCTGTAGGTCCACATCTTCCGGGGACCCAAACGAAAAGGACCGGATAAAGAAGTGGTTATCTGCGAAGTCTTCGAACCGCTTTATAATGGTGTTTAGAGTAATCATTACGGGGTGTTTTGGGCCTTAAAGGAGGATATTACCGTCTTTGCTTTAACTCGTGCGCAAGGTCTTTTAAGAAGGCGAGGTGTTGGAGGGTGACGTTAATCGGCTTTTGCGTAACTTCTTCCATACGGAGGAAACTCTCTCCCGAAAGCTGGTAGAGGACCGGGTACCACTTCCATTTGTCTGCGAGTGCAGAACCGCTTCCCCCGCCTCCAGTAAAGACGCTTGCAAAGTCTGAAGCCGTACGATTCTTGTATTCCAAAAAAAAAGCAGGGCACCCGAAAAGAGGTCGGCGGGCATCTTCTTAAACGGCTCCGCGTCTTCTTTGGCCGTGTATGCCTTCAGCTTGTATTCTTTGCCTACGTGGTATTTCATAGGCCGATACAGGACGGCCATGATGCGGTGCGCGTTTGCCCAGAAGTCTTCTTGATAGCTTTCGCAGTCTATCCATTCTCCCGTGGTGAACTCGTCCCAGTCTTTGATAAATCCGTACTTCTTCCCTTCGAGGGTTATGATAGGTTCGTGCCGCGCTTCTTCGGGAATGTGGTTTACGCGGTTAAGGATTTCGTAGATGTCGCCCATCGGAATAGTGCGGGCTTCCTGTTCCGAAATATCACAAACGGCGCAAACCTTTTGCAGGTCTGTCGACTTCGTGCAGAGGACCTGTAACTGACCTAGGGTTAGCTGGCTCCAGTTGGTAGGGTAACGCATCGAGGAAATAACGGGAAGAAGTGATTTCCTCAAAGTTAGGGCATAAAAAAAGGCCCCGGAGGGCCTTCGCTTCGTTTAGGCGATTGTGTACCGCTTTCCGTCTACCTCTGTCCTTCCGCTGAAGGGCTCGATGTATCCGGTTTCGGTAAGGACTTCAACCCATGTACCGAACTGGTCCGAGAATTGACCGATAACGGTTAAACGGTAGTCCACGTTGCAAGAATCGTTGTAAAGGACTGTCGTGCCGAAGGGGAGGTTTGAAAAGGTCATGTTTTCCGTTTGTTTGATGAAGCAAAGATAGGATACCACTTCTAACCTTCCAAACTTTTCCCTAACTTTTTTTCACCCTATGCGGTACCTCCCGTAGTTCGGGTTGCTCTGGTTGAACATAGCCGCATACCTCGCCGCGTCTATGGCGTGGTTAAATGCGTCTACCGGTTCGTTGAGGTTCTTCCCGTTTTTGTCCTCCTTCCACTTGTAGTTCCGTAGTTCCTTAATCAGGTTTAAGGACCTGGACGTAACGGCCAACGGCTTCGAGTGGAAGAACTGAATTCCCGCGCGTACGGAGTCGGGACCCTTCCGCGCCGGGTGTACGTTCATCCCGTACCCGTGTAGTTCGTCTATAGACTTTGGTTCGGCGCTGTCTGCGATAACGGTGTTCTTCCCTACCTCCGATTCGAGCAGTTGGAATATCTGCCTATTCGAAAGGCCGTTCTGGTATAGTATCTCATCGAGCAGGAACGCTTCCCCGTCCGAGTAGACCGCTACGCACGCCGTCGGGTCGTTCGTGTACCCGAAGTCGAGGCCGTAGGCTACTAGCTTAAAGCGTGGGTCTATGGTTTCGGTTTGGCTCCAGTGGGTGAGGATTGTGGTTCGGGATTGTCCCCGCTCTCCGAGTCCGTAGATTCTCCAGTAGTTGGGGTCGGCCACTTGTAACCGTTCAATCTCGGTAACGAGGGACGGTTCAAGGAAGGGGTTGTCTCGGAACGTCGACTGAAAGAACGTGGCATCTTCTCGAGGTATTACGTGGTCGTATATCCAGTGGAATTCGTCGGACGGGTTGTAGTCCAAAAGTACTTTACCCGTGGTTCGGATAAGTAACTGCCTGAAGTCTTCGAGGTTTAGTTCGTTCGCCTCGTTTATGAAAAGTACGTCCCGTTTGCGTCCGCGTATCTTCTGGGGCTGGTCAATACTGATAAATTCTATCAGGTTCCCCTCGAGGATATAGGTGGCGTCGCTCTTATTGTGGTTTACCTCTGTGTAGATTCCTTCGCGCTTGAGTACCTCGAAGAAGTCCCGCATAACGGAAGCGCGGAGGGCCGGGAAGGTCTTTCGGCAAATTGTGAGTACCGCCCCGCCGTTTGGGTTCCTGTAACAGAACTCGACCAGCGAAAGGAGGATAGAATACGTTTTGCCCGAACGGGTACCTCCTTGGTGTACCTGTATCCGGGTCTTACAGTTGCGTACGTCGTAGTACGTCTTCGCGAGTTTCAAAGGCCTTCGCCGTTAAGCCATGAAAGGGGCGAGCGTTCCGTTACCTCGATTTCCTGCCGCTCGATATATCCCCGCTTCTTCCCTTTGGTCTTCAGGTAGAAGATAGTCGCGGCTGGGTTCCCCTCTTTTACGAGTTTGTATAGGTGCGATTCTGCGAAGTCGATTACACTTTCTTGAATGGATTCTACCGCCGCTTTATACTCTGGGTCTTCTTTCATCCAGTTGTAATGGCTTTTGCGGTCTATGTCCGCTGCCTTTGCCGCAGTCGAAACTATGCCGAGGCTCCTTTCGAGAGCGTCGAGCATGTTCTTTTTGAGCGTGGAAAATGTGGATTCCATAGTTAACTAACGAGTTCAGCCTTCTTTCCTGTGAAGTCCTCCCACCGCTTTACAATTACGTCGCAGTATTTGGGGTCAAGTTCCATTCCGTAACAGGTGCGGCCTGTCTTTTCGGCGGCTATTAGCGTAGTTCCTGAACCTAGGAACGGGTCAAAAACCGTTCCTTCCGTCATGTTCAAACACCATTCAATTAATGAAGCGGGCTTTTGTGTTGGGTGAACGCTTCCGTGTAATTGCCCGCGGTTCGCT